TCTTAAATCAATACTTCTACGACTTTCACCATTACCTATTACAAATACTCTTTTCATTTGTTTACAAATACATCTTTCATAATCATTCTACATTCTGTTTCATTAAACCTAATAAAAGGTTTTAATCTGGTAAGCGTAGATGAGATTTTAGGCCATACAACTTTCTCGGTAATTTCTTTAGACCAATTCTTACTAAACGATAAAAAGTGGTCAAGCACGATTGCGGTTTGTGATGATAATTTTTTTTGAATAAGTAGGCGTAACAATCTAGGATGTTGTCCGCCACGGCAAACGAAACCATCATCAAAAGAAATATTATTAGAGAGAAAGTCATCACTAATCCGTACACAATCATCTCTAAAGTGATAGGTAAAAGCCTCTTTACGTTTTTTATAATCCAAATAAACATCTCTACCATCTCTTTGTAAAAGATTACCAACCCATCCCTTGCTATCTGTAGCAAAGTTAGCAACAAAGAAATCAAGTATATCAGTTTGTTCATATTGTTTGCTCAGTTTGTGAAAAAAGTATCTATCATTTCTTTTAGTAAATGTTTCTAACTTACAATTAACCTTTCCTTCATATTTATGATAGTCATAATCTTTTGAGGTAAAGTGTAATTTAACTGCCAAATATATTTTATAAACTTCAAAACCACCATACATACTACTGACTCTTAAAATGATTTATTAAAAATTCTTTTATTTGATTCATATATTCAGGTTTACATCTATTTAAACCATTGTTTTCAAATCGTGTATTGATAACTATGTTATCAGGAAAATAATCTTTTGTGTTATCTATTCTATCTACCGAGGGTGCTAAAGGATAATGTACTTTAAACACATCATACGGATCAATAGGTATTTTTAAAAAATCAGATAGCCCATTTTGTTTTTCAAACTGTCTTTGTATATCGTGTTCATCAATAGCAACTTCTTTTATTCTTCTCATCACTTGACCAGATTCACTGAAAGTTTTACTACTTACATATTGAGTACCTTTGACGTTATCTAAAACCTTTTTAAATGGATTTTTTAATCTACTCATACAGGAAGTTTGCCACTTTTACTTTCTTTTAAAAGTCGCTTTTCGATTGCTTCTATTTTGATTTTTTCTTTGAGAGATTTTGATATTAAAGGATTTACAGTACCAGTATCAATATCATTTTCATTACAATATAAAACAACAGCATCCATATAAGAACACCTTTTTTGTTTTACAAATTCTTCTATTTTAAGACTAAATTCTTTTGAGTTCATTTATATAATATATCATACTTTCACTAAAAAGTAAAGGGCGGTTACTTCCGCTAGCTTTCACCGCCCATTGTACTATTACTGTTGTATTAGTAACAATAATAACCAAATTAAAGTAATACTTGGTATAGAACACATCAATATCAAGTTTTTATATTTCTTCAATTTATTTACTTTTTTCTTTCCGTAAGTGATGTAATTCCACTCACATTTATTATACGGTATCATTATTACGCTTTCTTATTAAGAAAAGGGTAAAATGCTTTTACATATTGTTGATATGCTTCAGCATATGGTTTAGTTACTTCTAAACCTTTTTCAATGTTTTCCTGTATAGTTTTATTTACATCACCGTTAGTTACAAAGTCGTTAAACTTCTTTGCTGTTTCAATGATGTCGTCAGCAGATACAGTAGGAGCTTTAAACTCTTGTACTACTTGATCGCCGTCTTTTTTGATTGAATATTCATACTCTTTTATTTGAGCATTGAAATTGAAGTCTGCTAATTGTTTAGCTAGACCTAATAGATCGCTTCTGATTTCAAAAGCGTTTTTAGTTGATGTTGCCATAATTTTCTCCTTTGTGTGTGTTTGTTTATAGCGTATTTATTTATGCCTGTTTGTTTTATAGGAAACAGGCAAACCTATATTAGGCAGCCTTATAGGCGTCTAAAGTCTTTTGAAACTTACCAGCGTGTGATTTTTCTGCTTTTGCTAGTGTTTCAAACCAATCAGCGATTTCATCAAAACCTTCTTCTCTTGCTGTTCTTGCCATACCAGGATACATATCGGTGTATTCGTGTATTTCGCCTTTGATAGCAGATTGTAGATTTTGTTCGGTACTACCCATAGGTTCACCTGTTGCTGGGTCACCTACTTCTTCTAGGTATTCTAAATGACCGTGTGCGTGACCTGTTTCACCTTCGGCAGTTGATCTGAATACTTGTGCTACTTCGTTAGCACCTTCAATGTCTGCTTTTTGAGCGAAGTACAAATATCTTCTATTTGCTTCTGATTCACCTTGAAAGGCGGCTCTTAGATTTTCTGAGGTTTTTGTTCCTTTTAAACTCATAATAACTCCATAGTTAAGTGCCTGTTTCTGTTACTAGGTACAGGCAAACCCATTACGGCTTTATGCCGCTAAAGCGTAACTTTCGTTAGCATTTATAAGTTTGACATTACGTTGTCAGCGATCTAACTCCAACTAGTTTTTATCAACGGTCGAACCTATATCACCCCCTCAAAGCACCCTTAGGTGTTTTAAGTGAATGGTGGAGGTGGGCGGTATCGCACCGCCGTCCCTATTGACTATTCTCTAGTCTTCAACGTTAAATTCTTCTAGTTCAAAAGTTCTGTACATCATACACAATTCAGCATCACCTGGTACACCAATCACAGCAACTGATTCTGTTTTATCAGTTTTTAAATAATATACCACAGCATAAAC